GGTGAGAGCGATGCTGACAAGGCTAAGAGAGCCAGCTTCAAAGCCCGTCATGCAAAGAATATAGCTAAAGGCAAGATGTCTGCGGCCTTCTGGGCTGACAAGGTGAAGTGGTAATGGCTAAGAAATTTAGAAAGGTTGCCAAAGATAAGGCTACAGGCGTTGCTAAAAAATACTTATCTGGCGCAAAGAATAAGACAGCTAAGGCGGCAGAGATTAAGCGCACAGCGGCCGCATATGCTAAAGGCGAATTTATAGACTTGAAAGCGGTACAGAAATCGAGGGTCGCACAAAATGCCAAAAAAAGCACCACCAAGAAAACCCCTAAGCGCAAGCGTTAAAGCTACACTCAAGAAGAAGGCCGAGGGGACAAAGTTTACACCTACACAACTAGAGAAGGTCTACCGTAGAGGTCAGGGCGCATATCTAGGCGGTGGGTCGAGAAACGTACCGATGGCGGCTTGGGCTATGGGTCGCGTCAATAGTTTTGTCAGTGGTAAAGGTGGAGCTAGAAAAGCTGATGCCGATATTGCTAAAAAGAAACCAAAGGGGAAATGATATGCCACAAGGTAAAGGTACTTACGGTTCTAAAATGGGTAGACCACCAGTCAAAAAAGGTAAGAAAACAGCACCAATGAAGAAAGGTAAGAAAAAATGAACCTTAACGCGATTAAGGGGCTAGTCGGTGCAGTAGCGCCAACTCTCGCAACGGCTATGGGTTCGCCTCTAGCTGGTGCGGCTATGTCTGCTATAGCGGATAAGCTAGGTGTCAAGAACGAGCCTAAAGAGATTGAGAGAGCGATACAAAGCGCAACGCCAGAGCAGTTAGTAGCTATCAAAGAAGCCGAGCTGGACTTTGAGGCTAAGATGGCTCAAATGGAAGTAGACATATTTTCTTTGGAAACTGCCGATGTTCAAGATGCTAGAAAAGCTCATAGGGGAGATTGGACACCAAGAGTATTCGGATTACTTGCTCTTATCGGCTTCCTTGCTTATATCTTTTTGGTCACTGTTCAGCCACCAGACGCTAATAGCGATACTATTGTATCTCTGGTCTTGGGGTATCTCGGTGGACTTGTTTCAGGAATAAGCTCATTTTACTTTGGCGCTAGTCATGCGAAGGAAGATTAATGGACATTAAACGATTAAGCGACCAGCTAATTATTCATGAGGGGCTTGAGCTTTTTTGCTACGAATGCTCAGCGTCAAAACAGACTATTGGCGTGGGGAGAAATATAGATTCAAATAACGGCCTAGGCATCACAGAAGATGAGGCAAGGTATTTGCTCAAGAATGACATTAATCGCGTTGAGAGCGAGCTACAGGCGGCCTATGGGTGGTTCTCAGGCTTAGACGATGCCAGAAAAGAAGCTGTCGTAAATATGGTGTTCAATCTTGGCCTCACTCGGTTTAGTCAATTTAAGAAAACTATTGCTTACATTGAGCAAGGCCAATACGATCAAGCTGGCGCTGAGGCGCTATCTAGTCGCTGGGCTGAGCAAGTAGGACAGAGGGCGATTGATGTGGCAAATCAACTTGCGTCTGGCAACCCAATATAACTATATCGAATAAGTAACGCTTATTCTTATGCCAGTTGATTAACGTCTGTGGTGACTGGTGGGTCATCTCGCTTACTTGCTTTAATGATGCTAAGCCGTTTCTCTTGCAGACTTGCGATGCTGTTTCTGGTTGCATTGGTTATCCTCAAATATGCTATAAGGCTCTATTAGACCAGAACCGTCAAACTATTTCAAATAAAAAAGGGGCATAGCCCCTAGCTGGTAAACTTCTTAAACTTATCGCTGAGTGCGTAGCTGGTTAGCATTGCCTCAAGGTTTAGCTGGTGGTCGCTGTGTGGCCGCTCACTGGGTCTTTGTTCATGGTGAGCCATATGCGCTATGCTATGGACTATTTCTTGCCAGCCCTGCTCTATGTGGCCATGAGAGTATCGGCAGGGATTAACTACCATATCTTGCCCGTATGTGCCGCGCTTAAACCAAGTGTATTGATTCTTGCGCTTTACAATCTCAACTTTTCCCTTGAACGCTCTGCCCGTTGCTTTGCGCCATAATGCTTTTGCGCCAGAGATTGCTTGTTTCTCTGTTGGCTCTGGCAGTTGAGCGTCTTTCCATTTGTTGTTAATCAGTCTGTCGTATTCGCTTGCTGTTGGCATGACTCACTCCCTCAAGTGGTTGGGGGCTTTCGCCCCCGTTGTATTATAAAGTTTTGACTATTTTAGGTCGCATAACATCGAAAACGTGAACCCACTGGCCTAGCGTGTAGCTGTTTAGTCTGTAAGCGCCTGTGGTTGTTTCTTCCCAAAGACCTAACCACTCAGCAGTAGCTTCGTCATCGCTGTAAAAAAAACTATGGCCTGTGTCGTAATCTACAAAGACATTGATATGTGGAATGCCAAACTCTCTTTCGATTCTTGCTGATATTTGCTTGTTAGTGATTCTCATTTTTTTGCCCTCTCGTTAGTTGATGTAAACATTATTACGCATAATGAAAGATAAGTCAAGCAAATAAATTAAAATAATTGTAATATATTACCATTGACATTACGCGTAACAGTAGCCATAATGTACCCATCAAATCAAAACGAGGGCAATAAAATGAAAATCAATCAAATAGTAAAAGGTCAAGTTTGCGGTACATTCGTAATACTAGGATTCAGAAACATTGACGGCCAAGAATACGCGCAGGTCAAAGCAGTCAACCCAAATGACCATACGCAAACAGCCAGAGGCGAGCTAGCATTACCGATAGACGCTTTAAGAGAAATTTAACTGAGATGGGGTCGCAAGACCCCAAACACTTGAGGGCAAGACGATGAAATTAATTGAGCAACATTACGGTGATTCTACTTTTACAGATGCCAGCCAGCTTCATTGGTCAGTAAAGGTCAAACCAGAACACATTACAGTGATCAGCGGCACAGCAACACCAAAGGAAATAGCCGCAGACATCAACCACTGGAACGCCAAAGCACAAGGCAAGGCAGTAGGCTGGAATAAATAAATTAAATTAATTTTAAATAATGCTTGACATTATGCGTAACAGGGTCAATAATGTACCCATCAACTTAACCAGAGGGCAAGACAATGAGTAATTTTTATCAAACAACCGCATCTTATCGGTGGCTACCAAGCGGTAGCATTGCATCTACTAAATATGATGATTTTTGGTTTGCAATTGTAGATACCACTGAGAAAAGAGATTCTATTGACCCTAACCTGCCGTTATTTAAAGATTTAGACAAATCTTATGAGTCAGGTGAAATTAATCAAAAGCAACATAAGAATCTCAAAGATTGCTTAGCCACTAAACTTCATGAAATATACGCAAAATAACTAATGGTTAAATCTGGCGCATGGCCTGATTACAAAAACTTAGAATGTGAGGGCAACAATGAATCCAACTGATTGGCTCAATGAGGTATGGCGTAGCGACCTGCCTAGCAACTCAAAGCTCTTAGCGGCTTATCTGAGGTGGTATCTGCACAGCAACTCACAAACCTGCTGGCCTAGTAAAGCAACGATACAGAGAGACACAGGGCTAGCTAAAAGGACAATTCAAAAGCATTTAGTGAACCTAGAGCAAGAGGGCTGGATAACTATCATGAAGTCAAATGGTGGGCATTCTAACAGGTACAAAATAACACCAGTGCTAAATGATAACGGTGTAACTACTACACCCCAACGGGTGCAAAATGACACCCCCAACAGGTGCAAAACAGCACCCCTAAGAAACAAAGAAAAAACAAATAAAAATAATATATATAAATTTGATGCAATGGATAGATTAATGGATAGAACGTGGGCAGGGGATTTGAAAGATGACGACTAATATTACAACAGTTAAGCGCAAGGCAATTGAGGCTGGCGGAGCAGTTGAGGTTGACACTAAAAACAACTCGGTCAAGGTTTGGCTACAGCATGGTTTCCGCTGGAAGTGCAACGGCCAGCGATGCCTAGAAATTAACTTTGCACCTTACCACTCTAAGCGGTTAGTTATTGGCCTATACGACAGATTGATTGAGCAGATGTCGCAGGGTCAGATATTCGATAAAATAAATTGAAAATAATTTAAAAAAAGGCTTGACATTACACCTAATACCCCTATAATAACAACCATACAAACAAACGCTGTGAGGGCAAACAAATGAAAAAACGACCTTTTTACCACTTTTTATCTAACACAATTAAACACGTAACTGGCCATGATGCCGAAACTTTGAACACTGCTTTAAATGAATTTACGGCTCATTCTGACATTGTAGACTTAGTGTTGGATCAAGGAAGTCATGGTTATGTTCCTAGCTTTATTTGCAAGCCAAGAAGCCGCAGAGCGTATGATAAAAAACAAGCATCTGCACTTACAATGGTAGCAGACGCTTATGACAATTTAGCTGTATATCTTTCAAAAAACAGCATTGTTAATGAAGATGGTGACAGCTGGCAAGACAATGGCCTGCTTCAAAAAGCGTACAGAGTTTAAGATGCGCGTCAAACCTAAGTGCGGTGACTGCAAAGAATCGCTAGAAGAACGCCCTTGCAATGACTGCGGGGGTTCAGGGGAAGGGTTACACGATGGCACATCATGCAATAGTTGTTATGGCTGGGGTGCTGATAGATATGATTTATATTGTGAAAACTGTGAGGGTGAAACATGAAAAAGCTAGAAAGATTAGATATTGGAATTGATGACAGCCTAAACGCTTTAGAGGAATTCAACAGCGGCATAGGTGACTTGCATTCTCAGCTAGCTAGAGAAGCTAGGGCAGAGTATGAGCTAAACATAGCCTTGCTAGAATACTTTGAGGCTAAGGGATTTACTGAGAGATGGCAGTTTACTACTGATGTCTATGCAAAGGCTTCAGATATATTTGACCGAAATCAATCAACTGATGAGCTACCATTTCAACCACAGGAGCGATATAACGATGAGTAATAAAAAGAATTTAAGACTTTTGAGGGTAAAAGATGTTGCTGACAAAACTGGATTATCCGTTAGTCACATTTATGCTTTAGTAGCAGATGGCAATTTTCCAGAAAGA